GCAGCAAGCCAAAGCAAAATGTTCTAGATCCATTCGGCGGATCGGGCTCTACATTGATCGCCTGTGAAAGAATGAGACGCCGGTGCTATACAATGGAATTAGATCCAAGATATTGCGATGTTATCGTAGACAGGTGGGAGAACCTTACTGGAAAAAAAGCAAAGAAGGTAAGGCCAATTAACCAAATGACTACAGTGTAGTAAGAATCAAATGAATGGGACAAGAGTGTTCACTCATATACGTTTACAAACAGGCGAAAAAGTTCGAGTTGAAAGACTCGCAACTGAGCGCCATGTGGGAGTTTTGATAGTAGTTTCAGCCAAGGGAAAACGTATAGAGGCATTTGAGCCCTGGCAAATGAAGGATTTCTACAGCAAATACAAAGCAATAAGGAATTCAATTTCGAAGGAATAAGAGACAGTGGACTTTGGTTGGATCGCAGTTCGCAATGTACCTTTATCAGATAAAAAAGGCGTTAAAGTGCGTCACGACCACTATTTTCAAATTCTTCAAAAGTTTTTTTCAAGATATCGGCTGTGTCCCGACTGCGGGGGTACTGGATACATTGAAAATAACAAGCTGCGCAAGAAAGAGCGAGCAAATATAAAATTCCGTGGCATCTCTGATCTGGAAGGTCTCCATAAAGACAAAAATTCACCCGCAAGAATTTCTGATGTCATTCGCGAGGTCATTGCATTTGAGCTGGAGGGTAGACTTCCCTGTAAAAAGTGTCGCGGGATGAAGTTCATCAAACGGTCAACAAAGTAAAAGGGCTTAAGCAGTGTTTCGTAGCAAAATCTTTATTTTACTACTCGCTTGGCATACACTGTATGCCATTGAAGGCAAAGGAGGGCTAAGTTGGCAAAGAAACAATCGCCCAAGAAGCGAACTATAATTGAACGCCGAGAACTTCTTGCGGAGATTAGGAAGCGCATTGGCAAGAACCTTACCGATGATGAAATCATTGATGAGCTTGGTCTCCAGCCACATATTCTAGCCGACTACAAACGCCAACTCCTAGATTTCGATCGGGCAGCATTTGAGCATCTAGATTCGGTCACAGTCTATTCTGAGTACATCCAAAGAATCCGAAGAATCATTAACGAACTCGATTGGGCGATGAAGATATGTAAGGAAAAAGGGCAAGGACAGGCGCTCGTCAATGCTATTTGGAGAAAGAAGGAGGCTTACGATTCGGTCATTAAACTGGGCCAAGACTTTGGCTTCATAGAAAAGCGGGCTTCTGAACTTAGGGTTTCTAGTGAGCTTTCCTTCAGCACTATGACGGAAGAAGAGGTGAAAGAGGAAATCAAAAGAGAAGTTCAGAAAATGAACGAAATCACCCGAAACACCATTCCAATGCGAGGTGAGGTGGTTGAACTTCTCGACGAGAGCGTTCGCAATAGTCTCCCGTCAAATGTCGTTGTGCTCCCTTCAAAGTCCAAAACGAAAAAAAAGGTTAAGGCCAAAATGAAGTTCATTATGAGGACGAAGGCATAGCGAAATGGGGGCACCAAACGCAAGTGAGCAGCTTTTAGGGAGATATGGTCTTAAAAACTTTAAGCGACGCCAATCGCATATTGAAAATCTTCGAAAAAAGAAATTGATTCATCGAGAGTACCTAAAGGATCAAATCTTAAATCATGACCGCATTGACCTTTTGATGACGGAGATTCTGGGTTACGAAATCAAGGACTTTCACCTTGGCCTCTATCTCGCAAATAAAAGAAACTCACTTGTTATTTCCAACACAGATAACAAGTGTCAACTCTGGAATCTGACGCTTGCTCCCCGTGGCTTTGGAAAATCGACCTGCTTAAATATTTCACGCTGTATCCTTGAAATTCTGAAGAACCCCAACATTCGAATTCTTATCGCCTCCAAGACTGACACAAATGCCGTCGCCTTCTTGTCCGAGATCAAACAGAAACTCCAAAGACAGACACTGATTGAGATATTCGGCCCTCAACAAGGATCACCCTGGAACGATGGTAACATTCGGGTAGCGACTCGAACCGCTGACAATAAAGAGGACACTATTGAGACAATCGGCATTGGCGGAGCTTTGGCCTCGAAGCACTACGATCTAGTCATTGCTGACGACTTAATCGACGAAGCCAATAGTATGACCGAAGGCCAACGTGAAAAGATTCAAACATGGTTCTTTAAAGTTCTGGATCCGACTCTTGAGCCACACGGGGAAATGAGCATCATTGGTACTCGCTACAACCCAGAAGATCTTTATGGGTATTTGATTTCAAATGTTCTTTTTTCAAAAACTGAAGACGGCAAAATAAGAAAGCATTATCAAATTCTCCCCAGTCTTTTGAGGATTCGTGGGCTGAGTCAACGGATCAAAGAATCTCAAAAATACACTTCTCTTTGGCCCGAAAAATGTAGCGTCGACTTCCTACTTAAAAAGCGCCGAATACTTGGAACCATCATCTTCAATACTCAGTATCAAAACGACGTTGAAGCCATGAAAGGGAAGATCTTTAAGATCGATTGGTTCAAATTTTTTAGCCCCCAAAGTATTCACCTTACCGAACTCAAGGTTTTCCAGGGAATTGATCTGGCGATCAAACAATCAGAAAGTGCAGACAAGTTCGCCCATGTCACCATTGGCGTTCATCCAAGAACGAAGAATATCTACGTTCTGGACTACTTCAACGAGGTGACTCACTACAACGATCAGAAGCGTATTACTAAGGAAATGTTCTATAAATACGACCCCATTCGAGTTGCTGTTGAAGCAAATGGATACCAGCGAGCATTCCTTCAAGACATCAATACGGATAACGAACTAGCGAGCATCCGATCGATTCCGATTTTCACTGAAAAGGACAAGACGACTCGCGCCTGGAAACTATCGGCGTATTTTGAGCGAGGCCAAGTTTTCTTCAGTGAAGGAATGAACGAATTTGTTGAGCATTTACTTCAGTTTCCTCACGGTAGATACAAGGATCTCTTTGATGCTTTAGATAATGCTATCACCTGTGCATTCGGAGGAATCAAGAGGATTCGAGACCGTGAGCCAGGAATAATTTAAGGGGTATGTATGGCAAAGACATTAAAACGAAGACCTATAAAATCAGTTTCAAAAAAGCTCTCAATAGAGGATGAAAAGGGAAATAAGCATATCCTTAAGGCAACTGTAATCAGTGTAAGTCCAAGGGACATTCGCAAAAGCCAATCGGCCTCCATTGAGGACGAAGACCTCGATGTTCTTGGACTCCAGGGGCGAGTAATCGAACCACCATTATCGCTGACGGACTTGGCCGTGCTTCAGGAATTTTCTACCGAACTTCGACAAACAATAGATTCCATTGCGGTCGGAATTGATGGCTTTGGTGGAAGACTTCGGGAACGAAAGATGTCTGAAGAAGAAGCAGCGAAATTCAAGGTGCAGATAATGGAGGAGCGAGACTTTCTAGACAACCTACTCGACTATCCAAATCCAAACGAGTCCTTTGTAAAGCTCAGAAAGGAAACCACCCGCGAGAAGGAGCTGACGGGCAATGCTTTCTGGGAGCTGGTTCCATCACTTGGTGATCTAAAAAGATATTCATGCATCAACCGCATCAACTCTGCCACGATTCGGATCACGAAGTCCGATCGAACTCTGACTCGCATGGGCCTAAACTATGTAAAGCGTGACTTCACCATAGGTACAAAGTTTTTTCAAAAGAGATTCCGACGGTTCGTCCAGATCATTAATAGAAAGAAAGTGTATTTTAAAGAATTCGGCGATCCGAGGATCATAGACCTCCGTACTGGAGACGTGGCCGATGAGAATCTCGATCGACGGTTTCGAGCCAACGAATTGTTTCACCATAAAATTGAATGTCGCAGACGTACACCTTATGGAATGCCAAGATTCACAGGCAATATCATTAGCATCAAAGGATCTCGGCAAGCTGATGAAACTAACATCATCACTCTCATGAACAATAACATTCCTTCGTTTGCTGTACTTGCAAACGGCGGAATGTTGACCCAAGGGTCTGTGGACCGAATACGAGAGTTCGTCGACACGCAAATCAAGGGAAGTTCCAACTACTCAAAATGGTTAATCCTTGAGGGAGAATCATCTCACGACAGTCTGTCATCACCCGCAAGCGTGAAGATGGAAATCGTGCCTCTTGCTCGCAATCAGCATCAGGACATGCTCTGGCAATCCTATGATGAAAACAACGCCAAGAAACTTCGACGAAACTTTAGAATTGCACCTATTCTTGTTGGCGCTTCTGAAAACTATGATAGGGCCACAGCCCAAGTGTCCGAAGCACTAACCGAAAAATATGTGTTTAATCCGGAGCGCGAGGAGATCGATCGGGATATAAACAAGATTCTCTTCGCACAAGGGATTCGATTTTGGACTTTTAAGTCAAACTCTCCAAACGTCACAAACGATGAAGATTTAGTTCGGATTCTAACTGGCGCTGAAAGATCAGGAGCCTTAACTCCAAGAATTTCACGGATGCTCTTAGAGGATATTTTGAATCGCGAGTTACCTGGATTTGATGAAGCTTCAGAAGATTTCAATCCGGATGTGCCATTCAGTTATACACTTGCAAAGCTAATGCAAAGCGCAGGGAGCGCAAACCAGAACGGTACCTTTGCTCCACAGGGGCAGGTTCCAAAGGGTCGACCTAACGGTGCTGAGCAGACTAAGTATGAAGAGATTGGGGACCTGCTCGATCCAATGAAGGCAGTCGATAAGATGCTGGAAAGACCAGAAGACTACATAAATGCCCTAACTCAGATTCGTGACTCGTTAAAAGAGGAGTTGGATGTTGAGGCATTTGGAGAGGTTCAAAGTGGAAGAAGCTCAATGTGTTGTTAGAAGCCGTGTGCCGTTTGAAACTAAGGAGCAGCTATTCATTCTTGTGTCCGAGATTATAGAAAAGGCTTCTAAGGATAAGGACGAGGCAGAACTGACGCGTCTTGAAAACGGCCTAACTCGATTCACAGCTCTTCAATGGAACCGAGTCGTGACTAAGGCGATCAACGTTGCAGCCACTTCATTCGACAACAAGTCCTCCAACTCGATAAGCAAAACAGATGTACGGCGAATACTGATGAGGCTTG